AGGCCAAGGCCCTGAAGGCCGCGTGGGTGGCGGCATTGAGCGGCACCCGAGAGCCTGCCGTCCTGAGTGGCGGCATTGACTTCGAGACGGTGACGCCGAACCTCGTTGACCTCGCCCTTGCCGACCTGCGCAAGGAAGGCGTGCTGGACGTGGCGCGGATGTACCGCATCCCGCCGACGCTGCTCGCAGCCGAGGTCGGTGGCTCCAGCCTGACCTACCAGAACGTGCAGGAGGTCTGGCTCCAGTTCCTGCGCCTCCAGCAGTCGTGGTTCGTCCAGATCGAGTCCCTGTGGACCGAGGCAACCCCGACCGGGCAGTACGTCTACGCCGACCTCGACTACTGGCTGCGGCCCGATCCGCGAGGCCAGTTGGACGCCGTCATCGCTGGCGTCACGTCGGGCGTCTTCACGATGGAGGAAGGCCGCAAGCGTCTCGGCCTGCCGCCCGTCCCAGCCGAAGGCAGTCCCGGTGTCCGCACCGTGAGCCCCAGTTCAGGAGCGAACGTCTGATGCCTGACGAGATGATCGAGGCGGTCGAGCAGACCGGCATCGAGGTCCGCGATGAGGCCACGCGGGAGATCGCCATCCGGCTCCTGCCGCACGGCGAGATCGCTGACCGTGGCACCTACACCGAGGAGTACGGTCGTTCGGCCCACGAAGGCGTCGATCCCGCCACCGTGGTGGTGCGAGACGGCCATCGGCGTGACTCGATCACCGACATCCTTGGGATGGGCCGTGCGTGGGAGGTGCGCGATGACGCCACGTGGCTGGTCAGTCGTGTCGCGGAGACGCCGGAAGGTGATCGCGCCATCGCGCTGGCGCGCATCGGCGCACTCCGTGCGTCCGCTGGCTTCTACCCCGTGGCCGGTGGTGACCGCATCGAGCAGCGCAACGGTCGTCGGCACGTCGTCCGCGACCGCATCGACATCCGCGAGGCTGGGCTCCTGACTCAGCCCGCGTACCACTCGACCGCCGTTGAGGCGCGAGAAGAGGAGGCAACCGTGCCGGAACTGGAGATCGCCGCGCCGCCCGCGTCGGCAGCGGTCGAGGAGCGCGACGACCGCCCGGTCATCGCGGTTCCTTCCGTCAACCGCAACCGCATCGTCACCGCAGCCGACTACGCGGTGATGAGCATCCGCAGCGCGCAGGGTGACACCCGCGCCACCGAGCGGATGATGGAGGTCCGCGCGCTCGCGGAGCAGACCACCGAGGACGTGGCCGCTGGCGCGATGCCGCCGACCGTCGTCGGTGACCTCGTCAACGCGCTCGTCCGTCGCACCCCGCTCTTCGGCGTCTTCAGCCGGTACGGGCTCCCCGAGATGGGGATGACCTTCAACCGGCCCAAGGTCACGCAGCACGGTCTGGTCGGCTATCAGGCCACCCAGAAGACCGAGGTCGCGTCCAAGGACGTGAAGCTCGACGCCGACGCGGTGAACATCTTCACCGTGGCCGGTGCGCTGAACGTCAGCCGCCAGTTCATCGACCGCACCCCGTACTGGGGCCGCGTGTTCGCGGATATGGTGGCGACCTACGCGAACTTCCTGAACGCCGAACTCGCCGGTGATGGCAATGGCACCACGGCGATCAAGGGCCTGAAGACGTTCGCCGGGACGCCCATCGACGTGGCAACGATGGACGGCGCGGGCCTCACCGCAGCCGCCTACGAGGCGTGGGCCGCGCTGATGGACGGCGAGCAGGAGCAGAGCCCCGACGCCGCCGTGATGAACGCCACCACGTGGGGCAGGATCGCGGGCATCGTGGACGGCGACAAGCGCCCGATCTTCCCGGCGCTGGCACCGAGCAACGCCAGCGGCACCTCGACGCTCAACGGCCCCGGCCCGTTCTTCGGGCTCCCGGTCGTGATCAGCAAGGCCATCGAGGCCGACACGATCTACCTCCCCATCCGCGACGGGCTGGAGTTCTACGCCAGCCCCAGCGGCGAGCAGCCGTTCACCCTGTCGGTGGACGAGCCGGGCATTCTCGGTGTCGAGACGGCGATCTACGGGTACGTGGCGACCTACGCCAAGCCCGACTCCGTCAAGGCCCTGACGCTCCCGGCAGTCGCCCCGTAACCGGGGCAGGAACCTGACGATGACGTGGACGCCGACGCCCAAGGACGCGCTTCTCGCGCCCGACGCGCTTCTCGCCCTGCTCGATCCCGAGCCGGGTGAGGACGCGGGCGTCGGCGGCTACATCACGCCGTCCAACCTGAAGACCATCCAGCAGCACCTCGCCTCCTACACCTACTGGCTCCAGCAGGAAACCATCGAGGCACTGACCGCCGAGGCCGAGGCCATCGCGCTGATCCGCAAGCGCCTGACGCAGGCCACCGACGACATCGGTGATCTGATCACCGTGACTGGTGGGAGCATCACCGACGAACTCCACGACATCGACGCACGCCTCGCCGTGCTGGAGACGCCCGCCGAGGTGCCCGAGCCCGAAGGCGCGATCACCATCGACCTGTACGGTGGCTCGTTCGTGCGCGCCCGTGCCGACTTCGGCGTTCTCGACGGCCAGCCGCACTGGGCCACCGTCTCGCTCGCCACCGCGCCCGGCCCCAACGGTGCCGTCTTCCCTGACCTCGATGCCCTGCGTGCGACGAACGCGGGGGCAACGTGGTGGGACGATGGCGGCTCGCTGGGCAAGGTCAACACCGCTGCCGGTGCTGACGTTCCAGCCACCGCCGTGGCGACGATGATCGAGCGTGGCCGGATCGTGCAGGTCGTCCACTCCACCGGCACCGACGGCCACCCGCTCCTGACCGTGCTGGACTCCGTCGCCCCGCCCGTTGACACCCAGTCGCTGTCTTATCAGGTTGCGAACCTGATGATCCGGGTGGCCGATCTGGAGGCCCGCGTCCCGGCCACCGATCCGACGTTCATCTGCGCCGTCACGAAGTACGGCACCGCACCGAACATCTCCCTGACGATGGAGATCAGGGACTGCGGCATCGCCAACGGCTTCGATCCGGTGGACGCCGTCGCGTACGGAGGCAAGCCGTACCCGCCGATGCGGTTCGTCTGGGGCATCGGGGCGTCAGACGCTGATGTCCCCGGTGCGACGGAGGTGTTTGCGCGCGTCAAGGAAGGCGACGGTGCCGCAGGCAACACCATCGTCTACTCCACCACGTCCGGTGCGCAGATGCAGACACCGAGCCTTGTCCTGCCGGTCGCTGACCTAGCGGCTTGGATCGCAGGCGGGAAGCACGTCGTGCTTGTCCCGTACGCGGACGGGAACCCGACGTGGGCGGCGTCCTCAGGCCCCAACAGCCTTGGACTTGCGAGTGTGACGCCGTGACCGACAACCCCTTCGCCAAGGACTTCAGCATCGACTTCGGGCCGCTTGCGGCACCGCCGCCCGATGAGCCCACGCTGCCGTACGTCTCCATCGAGTCACTGCGCGCCGCCCTGCGCGTGCCTGCGGGTGCCCAGCAGGACGCCGACCTGCTCGCGTCGTGCGTTGCTGCCACCGAGATCATCGAGACGTACTGCGGCACGAAGTTCAACCCGGTGCCTGATCGCATCACCATCGCCGCACTCCAGATCGCATCACGCATCTACCGCAGCGGCGACGTGGTCTTCGGTGTCCTGAACACCGACCTTGGCTCGTCGTTCACGGGCCGCTGGATCACGCCCGAGATCGAGGCGCTGCTGATCGGCAAGCGCAAGACCTTCGGGATCGCGTGATGTCGTTCCCGCACCGCGACCTCTGCGCGCTGGTCGAGCCTGCCGGGCTCGCCGTCTACCCCGGCTGGCCTGCCGAGGTCGTCAGCCCCTGCGTCGTCATCGCCCCGACCGACCGCGTCCACCGGCCTCCGTGCCACGTGGACTGGACGATCAGGCTGTCCGTCGGCGTGGCGCTCCAGCAGGAGTCCGACGAGGTTCACGACCTGACCGAGGCCGTGCTGGCACTGGTGCCTGCCGGGTTCGTCGTCGGGGCCACCACCTACACCCAGCGGTCCATCGGCGGCGTTGACTACGTCTGGGCCGACACCGTCATCACCGCAACCCGGTAAGGAGGAACCGATGCCGCCCGTCCCGATCATCAGCGACAAGCAGACTCTGACGTGGCTCCCCGCGTCAGGCGCTGCCCCGGCAGACGAGGTCGATCTGTCGTGCTACGTCACCGAGCCGCCCGCCGACGAGGTCGGCTTCGACACCGTGTCCACGCCGACGCTCTGCAACCCGCAGGCATCGCAGGTCAAGGTGGGCGAGCGCACCCTGACGCTCTCCCTGCTCTGGACCGACGACTGGGCCACGGTCATCGAGCCCCTGTTCGGTGAGAGCGGCACGCTGACGTGGTACCCGGCAGGTGAGACGAAGGCCGGGTACGAGTACGGCGTGACGTGGCCGTCCACCTACGGGATGGCGGCACCGTTCGGTGAGGCCATCGCGGTCGAAGTCCAGTTGGGCGTGTCCAGCCGGTCGCCGGTCGCAGCCGTCCCGCCTCCCGGCCCGTAGTCAGATGGCCGTCAAGCAGGTCCGTGGGATCGAGGTCAAGGGTGCGCGCGAACTGGCGCGTCACCTGAAGGCCGCGAACCCCGACCTGCTGAAGGAGTTGAAGGCCGAGAACAAGCGGCTGGCCGGGATGGTCGCGGACACGGCTCAGGCCCACGTCCCGCGCCGTTCCGGCAGGCTCGCCTCGTCCATCCGGCCCGGCTCCACGCAGAAGAGCGGCACGGTCAAGGCAGGCTCGCGGTCGGTCCCGTACGCGGGGCCGATCCACTTCGGGTGGTTCAAGCGCCAGCCGCCCGCGCAGGGTGGGCCGATCAAGCCCAACCCCTTCCTGTACAGGGCGCTGGATGAGCGGCGTGACGAGGTCTTCGCCGCGTACACGGAGGCGGTCGAGAGGATCGCCGCCAAGGTCTGAGCAGCAGGAGCAGCAGCAGTGAGCAGCATCCGCACCATCGAGGTCACGCCCGCCATCGTGGGGGATATGACCGTCGGGGAGATCGAGGTCATCGAGCAGCGCACCGGGCGTCCGATCACCGCGCTCTTCACCGAGGACAGCCCGCGAGGCATCGTGCTTCACGCCATCGCCCACGTCATCCTGACGCGCGAGGCCCGTGACTCCGACCAGCCCGATCCGGCGTGGGAGGACACCGGCAACGTGAAGGTCACGCTGGCCGCTGACGAGGAGGCCGCGACGGGCACCCCGAACCCTACGGTCGCCTCATCCCGTCGAACGCGACGCGCAAAGTGATGGCGATCGCACTCGCCACGGGATGGCCTCCCGAGGTGGTGCGATCGATGAAGGCGACCGACCTGCGGGCGTTGGAACTGGAGATGAAGGCTAGGAGTAGAAGGCGATGAGTCGAGGCCCCGTCGTCAACGTCACGATCACTGGCGATGCCAGTGGTCTTGACCGTGCCTTCAAGAAGGCTGCTGACGGGGTGAACGGCTTCGGCGGCTCGCTGAAGCGTGTCTTCAACGAGAAGATCATCGGTGGTGCCATCGACCTCGCCGCACGCGGCGCGCAGGAGGCGTTCAACTTCGCCACCGACGGCATCGGCAAGTTCGACGCACTCGGTGACTCGATCAGCCTGATCGACGCCGACTTCAAGGGCCTCAGTGGCTCCATCGACAAGTTGGACTTGTCCAAGTTGGGCTTCAGCGACATCGCCACTGCGGAGGCCGCGTCGGCCATCGCTGACACCGCGAAGGCGCTTGGCTTGTCGGGCAAGGAGGCCAAGGCCATCGTCCCTGACCTGACCGAGGCCGCAGCCGCGTACAGCGCGATGACCGGCAAGGACGCTGCCACAGCCGGTGACCTGATGGCGAAGGCGCTGGGTGGCTCGTCCAAGGCCGCGAAGGAACTCGGCATCGAGTTCAGGAAGGGGATGACGCCAGCCGAGCGCGCGCAGGCCGTGATGGCGAAGTTCGGCCCGCTGGCGAAGGAGGCCGCAGACGGCACCCGCTCACTGGCCGACGAGCAGGGCACCTTCAACGCGCAGATGGAGAACATCCAGATCGCCGTGGGTGGCTTCCTGAACAACGCCCTGACGCCGCTGATGGCAGGGATCAACGGCACCCTGTTCCCCGCACTTCAGGCGTTCGGTGAGAAGTACGGCCCGCAGATCGCGCAGGTCACGTCGGTGATCGGTGAGGTCTTCGGCGCGGTGTTCGGCTTCATCGGCAACGAGGTCGTGCCCATCGTGATGGAGGTGGCCGGTGCCATCGGCAAGGCGCTGGGGCCGGTCTTCGCGGAGGTGGGCAAGACCATCAAGGCGTGGGAGCCGATCTTCAGTGCCGTCTTCGGGTGGATCAAGCAGAACGTGGTTCCGCTCCTGACCGGCACCCTGATCCCCATCCTGGGCAAGTTGCTGGAAGCCCTTGCCAAGGTCAGCCAGTTCGTGGCCGGTGCCCTGATCGAGGCGTGGAAGCGCATCAGCCCGGTGATCTCCAAGGTGGGTGACATCCTGCGTTCGGTCCTGGGCCTGATCGGTGACGTGATCCGCAAGATCGCCAGTGCGCCGATCATCAAGGACTTCATCAACTTCATCAGCGGTGACAGTGGCGGCAGCAGCAGCACCAGCGGGAACACCCGCACCGGCTCTGGCAGACCGGGCCTGGTGCCCACCAGCATCGTGGTCAACACCGGGGTGGGCGATCCCGTCGCCATCGGACGCGAGGTCAGCCGGGTCCTGGGTGCCTACTCCGTGCGGGCAGGGCACGCCTGATGTCCTGGCGTGAGGCATGGTCCGAGGCATTCGACGACAAGCCTGTTGGGCCGTCACCGGAGTGGACTGGCGATCAGTACATAGAGGCATATGGCGACGGGGCC